TCAATATTCTCATCACTAAAGCTAACAGCGACTAAACCAGTAAGATTCTCAAAACTAGCTTCAAATTCTTGTCTAAAAGTTCTCGCATCTAACTGACTCCTAGCAGCTTCTACCTCTTCAGCCTTAACATTACCCCCTTCAATAGTCGTAAAACTCCATCTCTGCCAATCATCTAATTCCTGCTCACCACAAAAACACCACATATCATAAAACCAACTCGCAGTTCCATCAGGAGTACTAATAAACAATGCCCAACCCTGTTTATCTGCTAATGCAGGTCTGATAACTTCAGCCCACACATCTCGATCCATAAACGCAGCCTCATCCAAAACAACACCTGCTAAACTTCTACCCCTCAATGCCATCGCATTTTCTGTACCCTTTAACTCAATACTCGACCCGTTAATCAAATCCAACCTCAAATCTGTCTCATTCTTGGCCTTAACCCATACCTTCGGTACTAACCTCTTTAATTCCTTCCACGCAATATCCTTCGCCATCCTATATGTAGGAGCACAATAGAAATAAACCTCCCCAGGCCGATTAATAGCCCCTCTAAGTAACTCAATACAGGATAAATATGACTTTCCAAATCTTCTTCCTGCAACCAACACCCTAAATCTCTTATCACAATTAAACACCTCCCCCTGGGCATACCTTAGACTGATCTCCTCTTGCTTTTTTACTGCCATACATTTAAAAATAACAGAAAACTCTACCATTGCCCCCTTTTTATAGCCTATTCTTACTTTTTTAGGTTATTATTCGATTATTAACCCTCTCTCAGATCAAGTCCGTGGCTTCTTCTACTTTCCCTAATAATATTGCCTCCCCTGTCGCACAAGCTAATAAACGTGGTAGACCTAGATTCGTAGCTCGCTCTACTGCAGAAAAAGTTCAAGAACGTGCTAAAAGACTTTACTCAAGACAACTAGAAGGTCTAACTACTCGTCAACTTGTAATAGAACACGCAAAAATAGAAGGAGTTTCAGAAACTACCGCCTGGCAAGATTGGGATAAAGTAAAACATTGGAATACTGAAGATTGGGATAAAGATAGAGAAAATATGCTACCCAGACTCCAAGCTATGAGAGTTAAACTCTTCAATAAAGCAATTAAAAAAGGTCAACTTCAAACTGCAGCACAAATACTAGACTCCCTAGGCAAAGTAATAGGTGAATCCGTAGAAACCGTCAATATCCAAGCCCCAGAACTTTCTATAAAGGTAGAATCAAAAAATTAATCAGAATATATTTAAGTTCCCCACGCACCCTATAAAAATAAAAAAATCTCCAACTACTCCCCCTAAGGCTTCAAAACGGCCTGTATGACTCTGTAATAGCCTTGAAATAAGATCTAGGTATGTTTATGCCTTCAAAAATAGTGCCTCTTAAAATCGCTCGTTGAAATATTTATTAATAAACATTGATTTAATATCACTTAGATGCTAATTTTATATCAATGGTAAATTATCATAATTGCCAGATGGTGTGAAAAATTATTTTCCTTATGTGGGAAATATGATTTTATCCCTTTTGCCCTTTTCGCTCTAACTGTATTTAGTTCTATTTCGATAGCTACAATCATTTAGAGAATAGATAAGGAAAGGACAAAAAAAGTAACTAGACAATTTAAAATTTTTCCTTCCTATGGACTTACAAAAGCCAAACAGTTCAATTAATTATGAGCTGACTTATAAACCAGATTTATCTTGGGAAATTGCATTAGAAAAAATTTCTCCTGAAGATCAAAAAGATCTTAAAGATAATTATCAATTTATAGAGGCTACAAGAAACACTTTAATTTTTAAACATTCTCTAACTAGGGAACACAAAAAAATTAAGTATTAATTATGGCTAAGAAAATTTTAGGCATAGTTTTTATTTCTGGCGGTAGTTCATGGGCTACTGCTGAATTAACAGATAAGGTAACTCTTGAAGTTATTGCTTCCAGAGCTGCGAAGAATACAAAAAGATCATGGAAACATTTATTCAAGTTTAGGCCTGAATATATATGTCCAGTTCATCTTTATGATGTTTCAAAAGCTCATGGGTGGAACTGTGAACGCACTGGCGAAATTATGCCTATTTTAAAGAATGGTAAACTAGGCAAAAAGCCTTGTAAATTTATTAAAACAATAAACGTAGTTTTATAACTACGTTTTTTTATTCCTTCCAATTATGAAATTCCAATTATTTTTCTATTTCATCGGTTTTTTAATTTTGATTTTTACAGGTCAGTTTGCTCAGGACTTAAAAAGTGACAGAGCATACAGAGGCAACATTTATGCAAGATGTGTAGAAATACAGACAGCATTAAATGAGGACACTTCAAGATGTTAGTCAATCCTGATTATCATATGTATTTAAAAATACATGAGCTACAAGATAAAAATATCTTGTTAACTGATCAGTTAGCCGATGCTAATTACACAATTAAAAAACTAGAAAAAAAACTTAAGGAGAAAAAACAATGTCAGAATTAAGAACTGAAGTTATTCCACACAATGGAAAAAATTTAGATGATGGATATTTAATTAAGAATCCATTCGCTACAGTTCAAACTTTTAACACTGAAGATGGACAGGTTAAAATCCCTGTCTTATCTCTTATGAAAATTTTTTCTATGTTATATGCTGGAGAAAATAGTAAAAGAGATTCACCTTTTTTAAGATCAGGAGCAGTTAAGGCACTTAATAAGTATTTCTCTTGTAAGCATAACTATAAGACTTGGAGAGAAAAACTAAGACCTATTAAGAATAGTCCTTATTATTCCAGATAAAATAAATTTCCCAGATTTTCAAAATTTGGGAAATATTTTTTTTTCAAAAAAAAATTTTTTAAATTTTTAAAATTTTTAAAAAATAAAAAAAGTTAATTAATAATCTGAATGAAAAAATATGAATGAATGAATGAATGAATGTTAATATGAATGTTTTTTATATCATTATGATATATAATTAAAATGAAAATCTTACAAATTTTTTATTATGACAGTAAAAGAAAAACAAAAAACCATGTATAAAAACATTATTGAACATGGTAAGGATTTAAAAAGAGTTTTCAAACTTGATGATTCTATTGATGAAGTAGAACTTTGTAAAAAACTTTTTAAGATAGAAAATAAAGCTCATAGAATTGCAGAAGGTTTTTGCAATTATGGTTATGAGTCAGAAGAAGAAACAGAAGCAATTATTGATAACATTTTAAATAAAGTAGATAAACTACTAAATTTTAAAAGTCAAAATATCCCAGTTTTTTTTAATGGAGATCCCAGAGGATATACATTAAAAATAGATGATAGTTATATGAGAGATAATAAAATTTATCCTTTTTATAGTGACTGGGGAAATTATGGAATAATTGCACCAAGTTTTAGAGAGTCTTAAAAATAAGACTCTTTTTTTTTAACATTTTAATTGACATATACTATATTATGATATCATTATAATAGTTTATACAAAAATCTTACATGAATGAACTAAAAGAACCCATGAATGATTCTGAATATCAGTCAATCATGGGTGAATATTTAATCTCACCATTAGAAATAATGGAGAATCCAAGAATACAAAGAGCAGTAGCTTTGAATGACTCAACAATGTTAAGAAAGGTACTTGAATCGGATTATTAATCATGGATAAAAAATTAAAAGAAGAAATACTATCAAGAATTTATGATAGTGCTGACTACTTAATTGATTATCGTAGTATGTTGCCTGATTCAATTGAAGTTTGTAATGAAAAAATTGATATTAAATTAAATCAATATGACATAGCTAAATTAAAAAACATTATTTGGTATATATCTCATTCAAAATTAAGGGGTAAATTATGAATTACAAAGTTACCTATGCAATAGATTCACTTGATACGAAGCCAGTTATCAAGTTTTTTGAACATGAATATGAAGCCTTAGAATGGCTTGAAAATGAAGTTCAAGAAAGAATTAGTTGGACTGTAGAACATAGTCCATTTACTATCTCTGAAAAGGAATATGAAGAGATAGAAGAAAATGAATACACATTAGTAAGGATAGAAAAATTATGAATTGGTTATCGAAAGAAAAATCTAAATACTGGGATAAAGCCTATAGAGAATATTCTCTAGAAAGTGGTTTATCTCTAAAAGATTTAAGTAATTGGATTAAAGTCAATCCTTTTGTAGCAGTAGCTATAGAGGATAGAGCTATTGAATTTCTAAATCAAGGAAAATTATGACTATTAAAACTCAAAAGATAGCTTTAATAAATTCTTTATTGAATTTATATAGAGCTAGTAATAATGAGACTACTAACAAGTATTTCCATGATTCAATACATTTTTGTATGGGATTAACAAGTGATGAAGCCATTGCGTGTCATCAAATAGCAGAAAAATTGTATTTAAAGGGAAAAACAAGTTATGAATAAAACAGAATTTACTGAAGTTAGACTACCTATTTATTGGGCTAGTTATATAGCTAATGGTGATGAATCAGGTTTAGAAGAAGGTGAAAAAGAATTAGTAGATAGTACTTTAGAATATCTTGAATTGAATAGAAGTCATTGTGCTGACGTTATAGAAGATATTTCTTTTGAACTACCACCTAGTTATTTAAGTGATTTATTAGCTGGTGATTATTGTACTTACGTTTTTTATCAATTATGAAACTTAAAAAAACTAGAAAAGAAAGAAAGTGTTATTCCTGTAAATCTCCAATATCTAAAGGAGATTTATACGGCCAAAGAAGTATTACTTTAGGCGAAAAAGAAAATGGTCAAACTGAATCATTTAATGGAACTTATTTTGTAACTCATCAAATGAAATTACCAGTAAGTCTTTGTAAAACTTGTATGGAGAATAAATAAATGAATCAACCAAAAGCTAACCTTTATATGCTTATCAAAATAGAAATTGATAAAGATATAAAAGATACTACTGAATTTAAAAAAGAATTTTGTAAGAAGAATAATTGTTTATGGATAGATTCTTATTACAACGATAGTGATATTAAATTACCTATTAGTGCAGATTATGGTGAATATTGGATAGAAGGAGAATCAAGTGATGAGGTGAAGTGGGAGATATGTGATGACTACCATTTACATTACGATAATTAAGGAGAATTATGAACTATAAACAAAGATTTAAAGATATGCCTATTGATAAGGCTTGGACTATTGAAAAAGATAGAGAAAGATTTATTAATGAAATAGCAGAAATAGCTTTTGGAGAAGATGCTATTGAACGTGGTTTTTTTATGGAAGAGGTATTAGAACAATTAAAAGAATTTTCTGATAATGCACTTAAATGGGAAGAAGAAGAAGATGGTTAATGTAAATCCTAATAGAGAATCATGTATGGAATACATGAAAGAGTTAATTAGAAAAGGATTAACTGATAGTGAAGTAATAGAAGAATGTATTAAAGGATTTAAAGGAGTACATAAAAGTACTTTTTATGAGTGGTATAAAATAGTAATTAAAGAATCAGATATAGAAGAATGGGAAAAGGAAAATAAGATAGAAATACATGATAAAAGACAAGATAAAATTGATTTAAAATATCAAATATATATAGATCAAAAGAAAATATATAAGACTTCAAACAATAGTGAAGAAAAGGAAAAAGCAATGAATATATTATTAGCTCACTTTCTTAAAAAAGTGGACTAATTTACTGGCATCACTTACATATTGTTTATGGTCTTTACCCACTATGCAAATGTAAGTTTGAGAATGTTGCATCAGCATGGAATCTCAATAAGTGTAAGTCCAGTACTTCCAAAAACGAAAATTCGGTAACGAAAATGAAAAAAACTAAACACAAATACTATCGAGTTACTGCTAACTCAATGATTAGTTATGAGTATTACATTAAAGTGCCTGATACCATAACTGAAGAAGATATATGGGAACAACGTGGAGCTACTATTTTAGATGGTGGTAATTTTTCTGCTATAGGTAATGGTTGGGGAGGTGTAGGAGATTGGGAATATGACGAATGTTTAGAAGTAGATGAAGAAGAAGCTAAAAAAGAAGGATTTGATGAGTGGGAAGAGGAGGATTTTAGAAAATGATTAATAACCCATTACCAGAACAAACTATGGAAGCAATGGATAAAGCTTATTCATCTTGGGAACTAGAAGAATTATGCAAAGATCATGCTCATAAGTTAGCTACAGATAACTTCGTATATGAAGAATTAATTGGAGATTTTCAAGAATGGTTTTATCTTTATTTCTTAGATCACTCTGAAGATGATGAATATGTTAAGTCTTTACCTGATGATAAAGATTTAATAGATGAGTGGTGGGAAGAAATAGGTGATTATTATGATGAATATAATGATCCTTATGACATAGATCCTACACCTAGTGCAGATTCTCCATATTCTGATGCAGAATATATAGTTACTGCTAAAGAAAGGAGTCAAATTGCATTTGAACAAAAGTTAAGGGATAAAGGATAATGATTAAAAATAGAAAACCTACTATCGTTAACTCATCTTTGTTAAATGATGACGATTGGATTAAATTATGGGATATATTAGGCCGTATCTCTGATGATCCTAATAATAAAATTAACCCTTCAGAAGATGC